CGTACCAGGCGATCCGCCGATGCTGGCGCTTCGGCCAGAAGCGGCCGGTGACGGTCTGGATGACGAGGACGGACGCGGACGGCGCGATCGTCGAGAACCTTCGCCGGAAGGAAGCCGACGCCGAACGGATGGCCGAGCGAATGATCCAGAGCGTCGCCGGCTTCCAGAACATCACGGCGCGGGCGATCCGGCAGATGACGGCCTACGCCCCGGATAAAGCATTGGAGGTGCCCAAGTGGCTGGCAGCGTGATCTCGCAGGAATCCGGCGACGGGTTCGTGATGTACCAGGGCGACTGCGTGGAAGTCCTCGCGTCGCTCCCGCCTGACTCGGTGGACTACTCGATCTTCTCGCCGCCGTTCGCGTCGCTGTACGTCTACTCGGACAGCCCGAGGGATTTGGGCAACTGCAAGCCGCACGAGGAGTTCTACGAGCACTTCCGATTCGTGGTCGATGGCCTGATGCGGGTGACGAAGCCGGGCCGGCTTCTGTCCTTCCATTGTATGAACTTGCCAACCAGCAAGGTCCGCGAAGGCTTCATCGGCCTGCGCGACTTCCGGGGCGAGATGATCCGGTTGTTCGTCGAGGGCGGATGGATCTACCACTCCGAGGTCTGCATTTGGAAAGACCCCGTGACGGCGATGCAGCGGACGAAGGCGATCGGGCTGCTCTACAAGCAGATCAAGAAGGACTCGACGATCTCGCGGCAGGGAATTGCCGACTACCTCGTGACGCTGAGAAAGCCCGGAACGAATCCCGATCCGGTCACACACACGCCTGACGACCTGTCGCTGCCGACCTGGCAACGGTACGCGAGCCCGGTCTGGTCTGACATCCGGCCCTCGCGGACGCTTCAGTATCGGTCGGCCCGGGAGGAGAAGGATGAGCGGCATATCTGCCCGCTTCAGCTCGACGTGATCGAGCGGTGCATTCATCTCTGGTCGAACCCGAACGACATCGTGCTCTCGCCGTTCGCCGGCATCGGCTCCGAAGGCGTCGTGGCCCGGCAGATGGGCCGGCGCTTTGTCGGGATCGAACTGAAGCAGAGCTACTTCGACCAGGCCGTCCGGAACATCCTGCGGGCAAAAGAGGAACAGCCGACCCTCGTGGAGCCTCCCGTGGAGGCCATCGAGGCGGCCGAATGACCGCCTCGCCCTCCACCGCCGCCCCGGAGCCCTCCCCCGTCGTCCTCGAGGTCGAGAAGTCGCTCCTCGGCTCCATCCTGATCTGCGGACGCGGCTGGCTCGCCAAGGCCGACGGCCTCGACCGCCGCGACTTCGGATACGAGCCGCACCGCCTGATCTGGGACGCCATCTGCGAGCTCGACGCCGACGGCGAAGGGATCGACCTCGTGACCGTCATGTACCGGCTCGAACGCAAGGGGACGCTCGACCGCGCCGGCGGGGCCGGGTACGAGTCGTCGCTGGTGGACCGGGTGCCCGACGTCGAGAACGTCGCCGCCTATGCGCGGATCATCCGCGAGGCGTCGTTGATGAGAAGGCGGCGGGCATGGGGGACGTAAAGGACTTCCCCGGCCCTGACCCGCGCCGCGGCGGGGACGAGCCGCCCGGCGGCATCCTCGAGATCCTCCGCAAAGACCTCGCCGAGAACGACCGCAAGCGGGAGCTGATCCTCGCCGAACTGGCGAAGTGGGAGCCGGCGACCGGCGCGGCGAAGCTCTGGCTCGAGTACCGCGACCTGTTCGACGCCGCCCTGGCCGTCGGCGAGCAGTTCGGGACCGGCTTCCCGACCGTGGACAAGCACACGGACGGCGGGCTGGCCCGGGGCACGATGACCGTGATCCAGGGCAAGCCCGGCATCGGCAAGACGCTGGTCGCCACGCAGATCGCCAAGGCGCTCGCCCCCCGCTGCGCCGTGGCCGCCCTGTTCGCCGACGAAGGGCTGGCCGGCGCCCGCGTCAGGATCGGCCAGCAGATCGGCCAGGACCGCCGCAAAATGCGCCGACCGGATACCCTGGCCCGTGACGAGGCTACCCGGGCGTTCGGGGCGCAGGCGGCCTTCTGGCGGTTCCTGCAGCCCCGCAGCCCTCGAGCGACCATCGAGACGCTCGCTGAGGAGTTCGACCGGATGGCCCCGCCCGGGATGCCGCGGGTGTGGCTCTTGGACTCGGCCCAAGTGATCCGGGCCGAAGGCTCGAGCCGCCAGCCCGACCGCCGGCTCCGGACCTCGGACGTCATCTGGCGGACCCGGGAGCTCGCCGACAACTACGGCGCCATCGCCCTGCTCGTCAGCCAGGTCGGCCGGGCCGCCTACGGGTCGAAGGACAAGGACAAGCGGGTCGAGGATCTGGCCGCCGGCCTCGAGACGTCCGCCATTGAGTACGCCGCCGAGCTGATCCTGCACATCGACGGCAACCCCAAGAAACAAGTGGAGATACGGTGCGCCAAGAACCGCTACACGGGCGACCTGTTCAACGTCCCGTGCCGGATCGACTTCCCGACGGCGACGTTCCACGAGCTGGACGTGAACGCGCTGGAGCAGGAAAAGGAGCAGGAGCACGAGGTCGAGATCCACGAGGCGAAGAAGAAGGTGCTGATCGAGGTCACGAGAAACCCCGGAATCACGTCGAATCAAGTAGTTGGCGGCGTTCTGCTGAATCGCGGGATCGTTTTCGCGGCGCTCAAGTCGCTGAAAGGCGAGAAGGCCCTGAAATGCCAGCCAGGCCCCCGGAACTCGATGCTCTGGAGCCCCGCATGAGACGTAAACGACTGGTCTCGGATGACTGGTCTCGACTGGTCTTGACTGGTCTTGGCACCAGTCTCGAAAATGCAAGACTTAACTGGTCTCGACTGGTCTCGACCGGTCTAGATAAGAGACCGGTCGGACCAAGACCAGTCGAGACGCCCACCGGTATCAGTGACCGGTCTCGGGAAATGGGCGGCCCGGGATGAGTTTCCCCGCCTGCCCGTCCTGCACCTTCCCCGACGTCCCCGTAGCCGACCGGGCGATCGAGGTCGCCGAGCGGGTGGTCGTCGTCGAGGGCGTCGAAGCCTTGAGCCGGCATACGACCGTCCACCGGGGCTACCGCTGCGCCGGGTGCGGCGGGGCCTTCTGGACGGCCGAGACGGTCCAGGCGATGGGCACCAAGACCGCACACGTCCGGCCGCTTTACTCCAACCGGCTGCGCTAACCCTCTAGCACGCCATCGGATTCCGTCCCTACGCTTTCCGCGTGGCGGAAGACCGTTCGGACACGACACACTCACTTGACGGCGCCGCTTTAGCCGCGCCTGCCAACGAAGTCGTTTCGCCCGAGGCGTCTGAAGCCACATCTTCACAAGACAGCGCGGAGGCCATTCCCGGCTTCCGCGAATCCCTACAGCGGGCGCTGAAGCTGTTCGTCCGGCGGCACAAGGGCGAATACAAACTCGACTTCGACTGGACGCTCTCGCGCCTCGAGCGGAACATGGAGCGGCCAGCGACGCTGCTCGACGCCATCGCCGTCCGGATGGTCTGTGATGCGGCCTACGGCAGTCACCGCGCCTGGAAGGAGCTGCTCGACCGGCTCGAGGGCACGGTGCCGCAGAACGTCGCCATGCGGGCCGAGGTTGTTGACGTCCGCTCCGTCATCCGCGAAGCCTACGAAGGCGCGAAGGCCGATCTTGACGAGGAGCGGGCGAATTGACCGCTCGCTACCAGATCAGCCTCCTGATCGCCCGCTCGTACCGTCGTCCCGCCTTCTTTTTCCAGCACGTCCTCCGGACGCCGCTCCGCAAGTGGCAACTCAAGGTCTGTGCCGACATCAGCGAGCAGCTCATGGGCGGCAACGCGCACCCGCGGGCCGTCATCCGCACCTGTCACGGCGCCGGCAAGACCTTCATGGCGGCCGGGCTCGGCCTCTGGTGGATCGCCACGCGCCCGGAGAGCCGCGGGCTGACGACCGCGCCGACTTGGGCCGGCGTCGAGAACCTTCTCTGGCCCGAGATCAACAAGCTCTACAACGGCTCGCTCCTGAAGGATCTCGGCTTCGCCCGGCTGCTGAACACGAAGCTCGAGGCGACCGCGTCGTGGTACTTGATCGGCGGCGCGTCTGACCGCCCGGAGAACCTCGAGGGCCATCACTCTCCCGTCGCGTCCATCCGGATCGTGGACGAGGCGAAGGCCGTGCCGGACGACGTCATCGTCTCCACGTCGGGAATGCTCGACGCGCCCGAGACGTTCGACCTGTGGATCTCGACGCCGAGCATCGCGTCCGGCTCGTTCTACGAGCGCGACACGGCCGGCGGCGAGGACATCATCCGCGCCGTCGTCACGATCGACGACCTGATCGCCGAAGGGCTGCCGGGCAAGGCAGCGAAGAAGGCCGAGTGGCTACGGGAGTGGGGGCTGGACTCGCCCGAGTACCAAAGCCGCGCCTTGGCGAACTACATCGACGACGCCGAGGGCGCGCTCTTCCCGTACTCGTGGATCGAGCGGGCGATGGCGCAGCAATGGGACGGCGACGGGCCCGTGGTCGCCGGCTTCGACGTGGCCGGGTCGAAGGATGGCGACGAGTCGGTCGTAGCGGTCGCCGCCGGACCTGACCTTCACGACTGCTACACCGTCACGTCGCTCGTCGGCTGGCGCGAGCGCGACACGATGCTGTCGAAGGGCCGCGCCATCAAGGCCGCCGCCGGCGCGATGCTGCGCGTCGACTCGATCGGCATCGGCAAGGGCGTCCACGACGCCATCCGCGAGAGCGGCCGCGTCACCCAGGAGTACCGCGCCAGCGACCGGGCACGGGACGACACCCGCTTCCTGAACCGCAAGGCCGAGGACTGCTGGCGCGTTCGCGGCCTGCTCGAGAAGGGGATGCTCAAGCTGCCCGACGACCACGAGCTCAAGCGCCAGATGGCGGCGATGCGGTTCGAGATCACCAGCGCCGGTAAGATCCGCGTCCGCGACCCGGACGACTCACCCGACCGCCTCGACGCCGTCGTCATCGCCCTGTCGGGCGGTCCCGTCGGCGACTTCGAGCTTCTGACCGAGCCCGCGATGGGCGCGGGTCGAGCGATGGGAGCGTTCTAGATGGGACTCTTCTCCAGGCTCCTCACCTTCGCCGCCAAAGCGCCCGCTCCGAAGAAGGAAACGCCCGACCTCTACGTCGAGTCCTACCAGGACCGCTCGCTCGTCAGCACGGCCACGACGCTGTCGCCCGAGACGCTGCTCTCCTACCTCCGGGCGGCCGAGACGGGCAACACCCCCTACCGCGACGCCTTCTACGACGAGATGCGGAGCCGCGACGCCCACCTCGACGGCGAACTGTCGAAGGCCACGCACGCCATCTCGGGCGCCAAGATCGACATCCTGCCGTACCCGACCTCGCTCCGGACGCGGGCGCTGATGAACACGGCCGAGGCAAAGCGGGCGAACGAGATCGTCGAGTACGTCAAGGAGCAGCTCTTCGCGCCCGAGATCCGGCTCGACCGCGCCATCGGGGCTCTCTGCACGGGCTTGTGGAAGGGCCTCGCGGCGCTCGAGGTCGAGGTCGTGCCCGGCGGCTCGCCCGGCGGCAAGGAGCGGCTCGTCGGCCTCGAGCAGATCCCGTCGCAGCGGTTCCGCTACGAGACCAACTCCACCGAGCTGCTCTTCCAGCCGACGGACAACTACAACGTCACGATCCCGGTCGAGCAGCTACAGCAGGAGGGCCGGCTCGTCCTCCTGATCGACGACGAGTCGAATCCCAACCCGGCGCGGCGCGGCCTTCTGCGGCGCTGCATCGCCACCTGGATCATCCGCAACGAGGGGCTCCGCTGGTGGGCGCGCTACGTCGAGCTGTTCGGCATCCCGTACCGCATCGGCAAGCACGCCCCCAACGACATCAAGACGCAGCAGGCGCTCGTCAACGCAGCCAAGAACGCCGGCGCGGCGGGATGGGCCGTCATTCCGGACTCGGCGTCGATGGAGTTCCTGAACGCCGTCGTCGGCACGGCCGGCGCGAACGCACACTCAGAGATCCTCGACTGGTGCGCCCGCGAGATGTCGAAAGTCATCAACGGCGGCACGCAGACGACCGACGTACAGGTCGGCGCCGGCTCCAAGTCG